TATTCGTCAGAAGCCATTCCAATAAAGAATATTAGTATCCATTTCACAACAATAACTCCTCGTAATCTCGTAAGCAATCTGTATACTTACCATCAATAGTAGGTTTAAATAAAGCTGCTACGATATTACGAGCACGGGCAACTGCCTCCCAATTCTCATCACAAAAGATAGCAACACGATTACCGTGAGAAGGATTAGTATGATACATATCAGGATCATCTATCTGATAGTATGTCAGATTATCACAGATTCGTCCAACTAACTTTTTGTTGAGTTCAAAAGTAGTATTCGGTTGAGCGAATAAAGCTGCTAGATAAAAGGTTTTTGGAGTATACTCATTAGGTTGCCAAGCCCAGATACCCGAAGCATACAGATCGTGAATTGCGCGCATCAACCAAGGGTCTCCTAAACGATCTATATCACCCATACGAAGCTGTGCTTCAATAATGTAGTCACCAATCATCTCAATATTGACGCATCCTGTATATTTATCTAGATTAGTCTCAAGCCAGCTATGAGCGTGCCTATAAGCATACTCTGGAGTATCCTCTTCTTGAACAAGCTCCCAGTAGTCAAAAGCACCGTGCTGAAGCTTTTCACCTCTAAAAATAAAACACTCTACAATTCTTCCTTTATTCATAATAAAGTCAAAAGAGTAGTGCTCTCCCATATGGTAAGGAGACCAAAAAAGTCCTGCATCTACTATCTTACTATATTGTTCTAAGTTATGGCAAACTTGTGACTGTACTGAGCCTCCCATTAAGTTTGTAATGGGTTTGACGCATACAGGGTACGCAGTAGGAAAGGTACCAATTGGACCGTGTGGTAAGTCCTGAGAAGCGCAAATAAACATTTTATCATAGATGTGTCTATACTCTGAAAATTGACACCAAGCTACAGGGTCAGTAGTAGGTATTAGCACGTCAGTGTCTGGCACGTCTGCGTAGTGATTAGGCATCTGTTTAACTGGGTTATAACTACTCCATGTCATAATTTACCCCCACAATGAGGACATTTTTTATCATCAGAGACCTCTTTTAAATAGTTTCTTAACTCTTTAGCTTCTTTTAATTGTGCCTTAATCCAGTCTTTACGCCTTTCTGTTTTTGCTTTTTTAAGCTCTTCTTTGAGAGAAAGTTTCATTCTTTGAAGTTTTTCTTCAAAAATTGCGACAAAGGTTGTGATTGGTTTATGAGTCATCTAGCTTCACTCCACTAATTAAGTTTTGAACAGAAGTAACCTTTTCTTGTTCTATAATATCAATACACATATTGGTAATTTCAATATCTTTTTTTAAAAAGAACATTTTTTGTTGAAGTTTTTCCAGTTCTTGTTGATAAAATTCAAGTTCCTGTTCTTTACGAAGTTTGTGTTGTACTATATCTGAAAGGAGAATAATCTTATCTGTCATTTTTAAAATCTTTAAGATATTGGTATAATACTTTAGCAAAATCTAAGTTTGCTTGCAACCCAGGATGTCCATCTGCGCATTCACCTACTGGACTCATAAAATGATCAGTAAAAAGTAAAACATCAGAGAACTCTAATAAAATATTTTGATAATCAAAAGGAAGCTCAAGCTTGCCTAATTCTTTTTTAATGTTTTTAACAGGAATAACAAATAGATTTGGATACTTAGTATCTTTAATGTGTTTCAAGAAGGAAAGACATCTTATTCGTTCCCAAAATAACTTTTCTTCATTAAATATATATTTTGCAATATGTTTTTTAATTGGATTATCTAACTGGTTGTAAACGCTATAATCACTTAGCTTATTTTGATTGAATAAAGCAAATCTTGAATAAGGACATAGTTCAACAAGTATAAGATCTTCTTTTTTATGACAAGAATTATAGATTTCTATACATAATCGTTCAAAAGAGGCACCTCCCTCTCCAAAGTTATACAATCTCATATTTAATAGATCTGCAAGGATTTTAGGAAAAGCATGATTCTTCTCTTTTTCTCTGATAGAATTGACAATTTTTGAATCTAAGTTTTGCAACCAGGCAAACCTCTTACTTCCAGTATAAGCAGAAAATCCAGGTAGTTCATGTTCAAATAACTCTTCTCCTACAGAGAAACTATCTCCATAAGAAATTAAGTCTGGGCTGCAGGAATCTAATAGATAGTTCTTCATCATTTAAATTTTTGCTTTTTGTAATACAAAACTTTTATAAGTGTAAATGCGAAGTCAGAATTAGTTACACTACCATTTACTCCCCAAAAGAAATCAAATCCATCTTGATTAAAATTTTTAAGTTTTTGATATTGTGAAAAATCTTTATTCAAAATGATTCCAACCGCTAAGTCAACCCAACATTTTTGATCGAATAAAACTACTGTGTGCCCGCCAGCTTGAGCTGCTAAACATTTTATGTCTGATAAATACCAACATAGAGTTAAGCTAGCAGATTCACAATCACCCTTGGTAACATTTATTGTTTCTATGTAATCGTTCAAAAATTCTAATAAATTTTTATTTTTGTATTGTGGGAGACCAAAAAGTTGTTCGTCCATCATTAAGTTTTACCTTTTCAACTGGATTTCCATAAATATCCTGTTTCTGATTATAGACCATCACATGCCCACCCCTAGCAGCAACAATCTCGGTTGGATTGCTAGCAAAACGAGTATAATTACCGTGATTATTATATAAGTCGGAATAATTACGAATAGTGGCTCCACCTGTTTCATAGGAAGCTTTAAGTATTTTACACACTGCATGGTATAGTTTCTCAAGTTCTTCATCACTGCAACTTTCTAAAATTCTATCAGGTCTAATACCTGCTAGAAAAAGTGATTCAGATTTGTAGATATTTCCAACACCAGATATCTGAGACTGATCCATAAGCCATTTAACCATTGTCCATCTGGGTTTGAGACGAGCAATACGTAAAAATTCGGGTAGAGTACAAGGATTATTAAGCATATCAGGCCCAATAGAATCCAGTTTCTTCTGATGATCCTTATTATCAAAAACAAACTTAACAGTGCCAAAATTACGTTGATCATTATAGTATACCGCCGTATCATCATCAAAATAAAACGCAATACGAGTGTGTTTTGATGGTTGGAGTTTAAAATTACCACTCATACCCAGAGTAGTATACATATAGCAAATTGGTAAGAGATCGCCAAACTCCCACCAAATGAATTTGCCTTTATTAAATACACCCTTAACTGGAAGATGTTTTTCATCTAGTGCAAAATAAAACTCAGAAAACCCAGTAGGTACGTTTTTTACATACCTACCAGAAATAAAATTAATGTTTACTAGAGACTTACCACGTACAGCCCGATCTACTTGACGAGCTGTACGAGTGCATTCTGGTCCTTCAGGCATTAAGAAACCTGTACTGCAATGTAGATACAAAGAGCGATGATAAGAAGTTTACCATAGTCTAAGTCAAAGTCAGTACCTTCGCCAATTTTTGCTTTAATATCACTAAGTTTCATTATTACCTCATCCGAAGGTTAGCTTGACGTGGAAAACCCCAGACATCAATAGCAGGGATGCGAATCATGCGTTCTTTAGTATTATTTTTATCAGGATTTACAACAGTAAGCATTACATTTTTACCTGCACGCCATGCTTTGACTTTATTATTCATTTCAGCTTCAGAACCTACATACTCAAGCCGCATAGCTTTTTGAATACGGTTACCGAAACGGTTTGGGTTTTGGTGGGTGATACCTTTTGAGACTTGTTTTTGACGCTGTCTTTTCTTAGCCATTAGTTACTCCTTGTTGAAAATATAAGTTAATATAACTTATTTTCAAGCATTAAGCAATTAAAGAGCGGCAATCATTACAGCATAGTTAGATGAGATTGTTGAATTTTGTCTTAAATCAAGAAAAGAAGAGATAAAGTGTTGAGGTTCATAGACTTGTTCACAGCTTGAACATTCAACTAAATCAAGGGGTTCAATCTTACCGTTTTGAAACCAAACCTCTTCTTCTTGAGAACAGATTGGACATTTACTTCTGGCTCTGTAAGTAGACATTCTGCACTTTTTGGTAATATAAATCCATTGAATGATCAAAAGCACCGTCAAAAGGCTGACCCTTAGCTAAAGCGCGCATACGACCTCTCCATTGATCCTTAATTCTTTGCCAACGAGACATTTTTCTGATATTACCATGATGGTTAATATACACAATCTCACCGCTATGGCGAAAAATAATCGGCAATGGAACTTTTGTCACAATATCATTGTTGTTTACAAAACGCCAATGTTTGATTCCATCATTCTTCATTTCTTTGACGAAGGCGCGATTACCTACACGGGGGGAACCGAATGTATAGAGTTCG